ACACCCAAACGAGTACTTTTGTTTTGAAAAAAATTGACGCAGTAACATCCGCTCAAATGAACTTACTTGCTTATGGTTTTCCTATGGCAGTGGTGAAAGATAGAAACGGAATTTATCACGCAATCGGAATCGATGATGGCATTGATTTTACAGTAGTTCAATCCACTGGTGGAGCGAAAACAGAACTTAACGGATACACTTTAACTGGCGTATCAACAACAGGAAGTTTATCGCCTAAACTGGACACGGCAACTATTTCGGCATTTTTGGCTTTGGTTTAGATATTTTTTGGATTAGTTAATTAAACCGGATATAACAATATTCGGTTTTTTTTGTTTAATAGTATGATAGTTTTATTGCCAACAAATATAGTCCATACAATTAACTTTATACCTAGGTTTATTCCAAGCGGAGATTTAACTGTACAATTGTATGATGAAACTTTACAGACTCATTCAGAACCCGTTGTTAATATGAATATTTATGCAAATGGGTTATCAATAGTTAATTTTGATTTAGAATGTACAGAAAGTCAAAAATTTCAATTAAAAATATCACAAGGCACAGACGTTATTTACAGAGATAAAATATTTGTAACATCACAAGATACACAAGAATTCAAAGCAACAAAAGACCATTACTATTATGAGTAACGATGTAAGATTATTACAATTAAGCAATTATGTACGCCCAAAGTTACAGGAAAACAAATCTAAAAACTGGGTATTGAATGGTAAGAATAACGAATTTTACCAATACATAATTGACCGCTTTAATGGATCTCCAACAAATGCGGCCATCATTGACAGTTACGCAAATCTTATTTATGGTAATGGATTACGTTCAAGAAACAATAACACAAGTGCTTGGATAAATTTTGTTTCAATTTTAAGACCTAAAGAAGTTCGCAAGATAGTATCTGATTTTGAATTATTCGGGGAAGCTTCTTTTCAAGTTATAAAAGCAAAAGACAAAAATAAACTTGGCGCAATTTATCACATCCCTAAACAGCAAATTGTACCATCTTTGGAAAACGAAGAAGGAGTAATAGAAACTTATTGGCATTCAAAAGATTGGACTAACACGCAAAAATACCCACCTGTACCGTATCCAGCTTTTGGAACTTCAAAAGAAGATATCGAAATTTATTGCATTAAACCCTATAAAGCTGGCAAAAACTACTTTAGTGATCCGGATTATTTGAGTGCTTTGCCTTATGCCGAAATGGAAGAAGAACTTGCAAACTTCTATATTAATTCTATTAAGAAGGGATTAAGTGCTGGTTATGTCATAAATGTTCCTGACGGCGGTACAATGACACCAGAAGAAAAAGACGTATTCGAACAAAAAATAAAAGCAAAACTAACGGGTTCGCCTAACGCGATGAGCTTTGTTCTTTCGTTTAATGGACGTGATGCAGAAATAACTATAATTCCTTTTCCTGTTAATGATGCTCAGCACAAGCAATGGGAGTATTTAACTGGAGAGAGCCGTCAACAAATAATGACTGGACACAAAGTTGTATCTCCTAAATTGTTCGGGATTATGTCTGACGGTGGTTTCGGAAATAACGCAAGCGAATTAGACGAAGCCGAAGCGCAATTGATGAAACGTGTTATACAACCCAAACAAACACCTATAACAGAAGCGTTCGAAGAGGTTATTAATTTTTACGGTATAAATTTGGATTTATATTTTGCTCCATTAACGGAACAAAAAGCCGTTCAAATGCATTCACACGACGAAAAAAAAAAGATTGATTTAGATTTATACGGAGAAGATGAAAATCTTGACGATTACGAATTAATAGAAGTTAAGCCAGTTGATTATGAAGAGGAGGATAGATTAGAATTTGCATCGGTAAGCAGTGGAACAGCAATACCAAACGCTAAATCAAAATGGGATACTGAATTTTATATTTATCGATATAGATACGCAGGAAACGCAAATCCAGAGCGTCCGTTTTGCAAGGAAATGATGCGTAGGAATAAGATTTACAGGCGTGAAGACATAGATTTAATGGGAGAAAACAATGTTAACCCCGGCTTTGGAATGCACCCAACACCTAACGAACCTTATTCTATATGGAAATATAAAGGAGGGGGGTTATTAAGTACTAATTTCACGGGGGGAACTTGCAAGCATTACTGGGAAAAACTAACGTATCGCAAAAAAGGCGTAAAAGTTGACGTTAATAACCCGAAAAACGAACCAAAAGAAAGTAGAGCATCAGGAATAGCGGGAATAGCACCGCACGATATTTAATATTATGGCAGAATTACTATTCATAACACCAGCAGAAATGACGTATTCCACTATATTAAGTGGCAATACTGACACGGACAAGTATTTATTTTGTATTGCGGATGCTCAAATATCTGTTATTGAGCCGTTATTGGGTTCGATATTGTACGACAAGATTAAAGCAGATAAAGAAACCGATACATTGACAGGTTTATATTTGGAATTATATACCGATTTTATAAAGCCAATTACCAAAAACGAAGCGGTAGCTCAATACATTGAGATTGCATCTTATACGGTAGATAATGGAGGTGTAGTTAAGCACACAGGGGATAAAATAGAAGTCGTGTCTAAAGAAGAATGTCAGTATTTGGCAGGTAAATATCACAATTTAGCACAAATGTACATTGGACGTTTCAATAAATGGATTTGTAAAAATTCACTAACCGAATACCAACAATGTCAAGACGAAGTTGACGCACAAAAAGTAAAAGTATCTTTTGGATGGAAATTATAAACGGATATAATCGAAAGTGTAAGGATAGCGTAGGTGGATTGCGTAAAGTTTGGTTATGTAAATATGTGAAATATTCACGTAGTCAGATTTTAACGGACGGCAATATATTAGTTTCTTTCCCTGACACTTTTATTTATTCGTTTCATAGTGTAGAAGCTTCGAACGCTTCGGAATCAATGGAACAAACAGATGGAGGAAAGTTTTACAATCAAAGTATTTCCGTAGCTTTTCAAGGAGCAGACCCGAAAGAAATTGAGTTGTTGCAAAATATAGATTTCAGAATTTTGTATCTCGACAATAACGGGATTTATAAAATTTTTGGTTTACGCAACGGTATGGAATCCGGAACAATAACCTATGAAACTGGCTCGTCAAAAAGCAGCCTAAACGGATTTAAAATAAATTTCACGGGCAAAGAAAAAGAAGAAGCTGTTTTTGTTGTGGATTTGGAAGATGTTGGGTTTATTGAAGAATACACGGTGGTAACACATAATTTATTACTGCAAAATTCAGACTTTTTTATGTTGGAAAATAACGACAATTTAATTTTACAAAATGGCTAACAGAAAATTAACACAACTTCCTGAATTAACATCATTAGAGGATAATGATTGGGGGTATGTTGTAGATATATCGGACACTTCGGAAAGTCCACAAGGCACAAGTAAAAAAGTAAGAAAGCTAACTCTTTGGGACTATATACGAGGGAAAACAGATGGACGTTACGGAACTGTTACGATAATATCAAATCAAAGATATGAAGCAGCAGGACAGGATTATATTTTACCCTTGACAGGAGCAACAGCTAATATAGCCTACATAGATGATTATCCACAACATTTGGAAGATCCTTCGCATTTAGCCGATTTAAACACATATACACAAACTGACGACACCGTCACGTTTAAACAAACAATTGAAACAGGTTCAATAATTCGAATATACTATTACTTATGAAAAAACTAATTTTATTTTTACTACCACTTTTTGCGTTGGCTCAGAATCCGACTAATTTCCCTTATGGAATCAAGAACACGGCAGGCACGACAAATAGTACACCTACTTACTTTGTTACGCAGGAAACGGACGGCATTCATAAGAAAACACCGGCTGCTTTAATAGCGACTAAATCAGATTTGCCTGCAACATACGCAACAATCGTTTATGTAAACGCAACATCGCCAAATACTGCGACTATATTTGATGATGAAAATCCACCTATTACAAACGACAATGCGCTAAAACTAAACATCGATAATCTATATATCGGAAACGATGCTTCGACTTGGGTGTATAATGGTATTACATATGTAACCAAAGTAGTTCCAGCCACTTCTAACTTCTACATAGATGGAACTTCGATAGACGCAGGAAATAATAAAACATCAACGCTGTATAGGTCTGGAGGTTTTATTACAGGGGGTCAATTAACATCATACTCATCAATGGTTTCAAGACTTGGTGCGTCCGATACCGTGCTTGCAGGTAGTAATTTTAGGCTATTCAATAACGCAGGGTCGGAGGGTAACATTTTTCAATTAAACGCATCAAACGGAGTTGATTTATGGAATTATGCAAGCGGTACTTGGAATAAAAGATTTACTTTTTCGAGTGTTGGAGGTTTAACGGCTAATTCGTTTGTCAAATCGGGAGGAACAAGCTCTCAATTTTTAAAAGCAGATGGTAGCGTGGATGGTAATTCTTATGCCTTATCCTCAGGTTCTGCAAATTATATCCAAAATCAGAATGTTTCTGTCCAATCTGCTGATATGTGGATTAGCGGCAAACTCAGAAGCACTGCCGGAACCATCATTAGTAAATCAGATAACTCCTATATGTGGGATAATTATGTAGCAAACGATGGCTCAAATAGATTGTACAGCAGCGCGCTAACACAAGATGTCTTTATTTTAGAAGCAGCAGGAGCAGCGACATTCTCTTCTACAATTTCCGCAACATCCTACACAGGCTCAGCAACACTCACAGGCACACCAACAGCCCCAACAGCTACAGCAGGAACAAACACCACGCAGATAGCTACAACGGCTTTTGTGCAGGCGAACACCTTGCCACTAATAGGCCATCTTCAGTATGACAACACGGACAAGACTATATGGAACAATGGGAAAAACAACGTAACCACAAACAGTTCTTTTGGGCAATTAGCTTTTAACTCAAATGTAACAGGAACAAATAATTCGGTTTATGGATACAGTGCATTGTCTTTTAACACAGATGGATCTAGCAACGTAGCTATAGGAAGGTATGCAGGCACTTACTCGTCGAGTGTTGGAGGTTTTCAAAATCAACATTCAACCAACAGTGTGTTCTTGGGAGAAAATACCGTGGCAAAAGATAATAACGCTGGAAACACAAATGAAATAGTCATAGGAAGTTCGGCTATTGGAAACGGAAGCAATAGCGTTACAATAGGCAACAATTCAATAATAAAGACAGTGCTTAGGGGTGTTATTAGGCACTCAACATCTTATACTGTTTCAACCTTGCCAGCAGGGACACAAGGGGATACGGCCTTTGTAACCGACGCAACAGCACCAACCTATCTCGGAACATTAACGGGTGGCGGGTCGGTCGTTTGTCCAGTATTCTATAACGGAACAGCGTGGGTATCACATTAATATTAAATATTATGAAAGCACTAAAACTATTATTCAACAAAATATCCTTCTTTTTATATGAAGGAAAATCGATAAATTTTAAACCTTAAATATTATGAAAGACAGTAATTTTTTTAGCCTTAACTGGCGTGACATTGCAAAAGGCTTGTTAATGGCCGTGTTAACCCCTGCCGTGGTAATTGTTCAACAATCATTGGAAGCTGGTGTATTTACAACCGATTGGAAAAGTTTAGGTTTGGCATCATTAGCAGGTGGTATGGCTTATTTGGTAAAGAACTTTTTTACCAAACCAAGCGCACCGCAAAGCATCTTAGGAACAGACCGACCAGATGATAGAAAATAAGCTAATATTATATTTGGCTTTAGTATTCGCCGTGATCGCTGACGTGGTTCACGGCTTTTATTATATTGGAACGGCTATTTTTTTTATGCTAATTTCTTTGTATATTTTCCTTGAGGATAAATTTAGTTTTGTTAAATTTGTGTTGTTGTGGCTGGCGGTGTGGAATTTATTTAAGGAATTATTTTTAGACCCGCTTCATTTTTCGATTAAAGAAATGATTATTATTTTGATAGTAATAATTGCCCGACTATTTTACAAACACAAAACCTACTAAAATTATGGTTGAATATATTGCATTTATGGGAGCGGTACTTGGGTATCCATTAGCTTGGTACTTCGGAGGAAAAAGAAAAACTGAATTGGAAGCCAAAAAAAACGATGTAGATGTTGTGACGGCAATTTCCGAAATGTACAACACTTTTCTGGTTCAGTACAAGACCCGAATGGAAGAGATGCAATTCGAAGTATCGTGTGTAAAAGACCATTACCGAGACATTCAAAAACAATTCAATGATATGAGTTTGGCTTACACCCGTGAGGTCGAAGTTTCTCAAAACTGGGAGAAGCTACACAAGGAACTAAAACAAAAGTATGACGAACTCGAAAAGAATTATGAAGCATTGAAGAAAGACCACGACTCCTTACGAAAAGACTACGAAAAATACAAAAAGCAAAATTTATGAAAACTTCACAAATAGGGATTGACCTGATAAAGCACTTCGAAGGCTTGCACGATGGAAACTTAAAAGAAATAGGTTTGCAACCAAAAAAAGACCCTATTGGGATTTGGACAGAAGGCTATGGTCACGCAATGAGGGATAGCAAAGGAAACTTTTTGAGAGGAAAAACAACCCCGAAAGCAACGATTTTAAACGAAATACAGGCACAACATTTACTTGCAAAAGACCTTGAAGTGTTTGAATTAATTGTAGAAAGGAAAATTACCCGTGAACTAAAACAAAATGAATTCGATGCTTTGGTTTGTTTTGCTTATAACACCGGAGGATCGAAAACTCTTTTTGAAATGGTAAACTCAAACAATCCATTATTGAAAGCGTGGTGGATTTCTCATTATATTACTGGAGGTGGTAAAGTTTTAAACGGATTAATTGCCAGGAGAAAAGCCGAAGCGAAAATATATTTTTTATGAAAAACCTAACATTTTGCGCATTCTTGGCTATACTTCTTCTTTTATTATTTGCCGTGTATAGTTGCGGTGGAACTCGCCAAACCGACACCGAAAAACATTCAAATATTGAAATCAAAAACGAGTACCGAGAAGGCTCGAAAATAGTATTGGGCAATAAGTTTACCTACACGCCATTTGATGCGCTTAAACCGATGAAAATTGAAGGCAAATTATATGAAAATGCAATTGTAAGCAATGATAAAAGCAAGACCTTTATTAAGTGGAAAGACAGAGATATCACAAAAACAATTATAATTGAAAAGAAAAAAGAAACAACCCGAACAGATAACACTTGGCTATATCTTGGAGTTGTTTTAATTATTGGATGCTTGGTTTTTTTGTGGTTTTACTTGCCTAAAATTAAAACGGGCATTTAATTTTCTCAGGTTTTGGGATTAAATTAGAATACTCTCGTTTAATTTTCTCGCTTATTGCATCACGGATGAATTGACCAATATCAACATTATAAGACTTCATTTTTTGAAGTGTTTTTAATTGAGTTTCTGAAATGCGTATAACCTTTGTTTTAGGATAGTTTTTCATAATTGTAACACATTTATAGGTTATAGCCAATAGTTATCACTCAGCTTCGTTGGAACGGATAAAAGCGTTAAATTTTTTAATTGCAACTTTGCTGTTTGATGCAACACAGGAAAAGATATATTCAATGTCACTCCACGTGTTATCTGTTACATCAAAATGACCGCTTCTTGTAAAATGATATTCCTCGCATCCTTTTGGAACTACTTTTTTTCTTGGCTCTATTGGAACAAATTCTCTGCCTTTGTTATGTTTCGGATAACTAACATCATCCATCATACTTGCCATCATTGCCATTGCTAAAAAACTTGATTTCATTGTCATAATTTTAAGAATAAAAAGCCGAAGTGATAACATACGTTAACCGCTATTCAGGCTTTAGGTTTAATTTAATTACTGTTTTGTGTCTATAAGATTTGTAATAATCCGAAAGTTAAGGCTTACTTTTCCTGAACATCGGTTAGCTTTCCCGTTATAACCAATTATTCAGAAACTTCTCGGTTAAAAAGACGATTTGCGTCTGAAATAATTTTAGTGGCGTCTTTTAAATCAAATTTGCCTTTTTTCTTTCTGAACAATTCTAATGCTTTGTCAATTTTATAGTAAACTTTTTTACCGTTAAAACCAACTTCAACCATTCTTAAAACTAAATCTATTTCTTTAATTCTTTCGGTTGCTATTTTTTCTTCATCTGTAATTGGATAAAGTTCTTTTTCAATTCGGCGACATTCTGCGCCTAATTCGTATTGTCCTAACTTAACTGCAAGATTTTTCAATTCGTTAAGAGTTTTCACATCTTTTGATGCACTTTCTAATAAACTTTGTAATTTCATAAAATAACAGCTTATAACAGCAATTACACGCTATTGCTACATTGTAATTAATTTAATGTTTATTTTTTACCTTTCAATTCCGTGTTCAACCGAAAGATAGTTTTGTACTTTTACGCAACAGACGTGTAGTTGCAAAACGTTGTAAGCTATTATACACGACGTATCTTTAAACCAAGCCCAAATTGCCCATAGAAAGCGTTTTTAGCTCTTTTTAATTTTTCTTCATCGTCTATTTCGCTACCTTTTTTAATCTCAAAGAAAAAGTCAAAATGGTCAACTTTTATAAATTTAGCTCCCATATCTTCAAATCCTTTTACCATTCCTTTTAATAATGTTTTATTATCCATAAAATAACAGCTTATAACAGCAATTACACGCTATTGCTACATTGTAATTAATTTAATGTTTATTTTTTACCTTTCAATTCCGTGTTCAACCGAAAGATAGTTTTGTACTTTTACGCAACAGACGTGTAGTTGCAAAACGTTGTAGGTAAGTTTGCTCAACTTTGTCGCCAAAGTTACGCAGGCTATAATTTTTCTAATTCTTCTTTCACTTCTGCCCAATATTCGCTTAATTCAACTGCTTGACTTAATGTTAAATACGGTTTAACTCTGTATGATGCGTAATCTTGTAATATTTCATCAACTGTTATTAATGCTGATTGTTTTGCTTTTTCCTGCTCTACTTCGTCTCTGTTTATTCCAAAATAATTCAAGTGTTTATGAATTATATTTTTTGCTTTGTTTTCTGGTGTCATAATCTTTGGTGTTAAAAAACCTACCTACAACAATATATTGTAGCAATTAAGGCTTTGGTTATTAATTTATTTACTCTTTTGTACTTGTTTAATCTGTCTTTAATCGAAGCATTAGGCTTTCTTATCCTTAACTGCTACAATAATGAACGTTATGCGTCAGCTTCGAGAACCGCATTGTTATAATCAGCTTTTAATTTTTCAATTGACTTTTCAAAAGCTAATGCAATATCTTTATGCAGTTCTTTGTCGGCATCAATTAAATATCTGCCATAAGTTTCACCATCTTTCCAAAATAAATTAGGAGCTTGTTTTTTATGTTTTAAAAATCCTTTTAAAAAAGTAGAAACAAATCCTTTTTCTTTGTTTGAATCCCACTTTAATTGTCTCAAAACACCTTCTCTGTATTCAATTTCATTTAGTAATTTACTTTTCAACTCTAAAAAATCTTTTTGTTTTTGTGTATCCATTTTTTAAGAATAAAAGCCGAACGCATAACAGTGGTTTTGCGAGATTTTCGGCACTTGGTTTAATTTAATTATTTGTTTGTACTTGTCGGCATTAGTCTTAAACCGAAACTCTAGGATTTATCTTGCCGAAAATCCTCTCATATCATCCAGCGTTATCGTTTAAAGTTTCAACAAAGATAGTGATTGTTTTGATATATTCAATAGTATAAGTGTAATTAATAATGATTCTAAATTACACTTATAATTTGTATATGTGACATTTATGCGTATCTTTGCTAAACAATTAAACGTAAAAATTATGAAAAAACTACCA